TTCAATGTAAGCGCCAAAGCACCACTCGTACCACCGCCCTGCAAAGGAGCGGTAGTAGTCACAGCAGAAATATCGCCAGTAGAAACCTGATCGACACGTTGCGCTATCCGTTTAATACCCGACATAATTACGCCTCACCGAAGTAAGTAATATGAATATCCGAATCAGCCGAAACACGAATAAATTTGACAGTAGCCAAATCCCATTCATACACATCGACAACAGAATAAGGATTCAAGTAATGCCCGACAGATGCCGTGGGGGTACCCCACCGCATCCGCACAGCCTCTGCACCATTAGTAATCATGGCTGCAACTGAACCTGCTGGAACTGTTAAACCTACGGCAGTATTAGAAACAGTTAAAGCCTGATCGCTTATGCTTTTTCCGTAAGCTGCCGCTGCCCTAGAAATACTCATTTTAACTCCAAAGTCCTAGTCGGACTGCTTCAAGATCGTTCTGTAACACTGTAATCGCAGCAGCATTCGCTGATGCAGAACCAGAATTAGCGCTTACAGACGCCTCGGCAGATGTGGCAATCGCCATAGCTCCCGAAGCAACTGCACGAATATCGCTATCCGTATCGCTAATAGCTTCAATTTTTTGAGACAGTTTCCTTAATTCATACTCTAAAGAAACATTGTTTTGTCCCAGAAACTTGTGCGTAGGGCGATACGTAACAGCCATTACTCCTCCTCTTCAGGTGGAGGAGGACCATCATCATCATCTTCAAATTCTGGATTTGGAACAGAAGGGTTAGGGTTTCTATCAATCAAAACCCATTCTTGTTGTTTAGCTGGTTTCCCATCAACTGTAATATCTACAAGTCCTTCGGGAACCCAAACTTTATCTTCAACAATTTCTTCAGGCGCATCAGCAGAATAAACAGGAATATCGTTTTCCAAATCAGCATTATCCGCAAAATGAATTATTGAATCTACAGGGTCTATGTAATGCAATAGTTCCATAGCTATCCTTCAAATAAATTCGGGTAAGCGTAGTTGCCGTAAGTTATTGCCTGATTACCCAAAGCGGTTGAAAACCCTGGCTTAGTGGCTGCGCTTTGGTTACCACCATAATTTACATTTCCGTTAGCAGTAGCAGAACCCCAGTTGCCACCAAATGAAGTTTCATTTACTGGCCGTGGGTTTGGAGAAGCAGAAGTATCGGCAGGATCGTAATAGCGAACAAAGTAATTGTCGTTAACGAAATCATTTCTTGTGGTTGGAGTAACGCTGTCTGCACCATATTCAAGTTTGTGCGCAGGTAGGTTGTTAGCCATTGCTCCAGAACCGTCAGCAGGAACCCTAAAAGCAAAAGCCTTACGGTATTGACCGCTACTAGGCAAATATTCCATTGTTCCATGAACAACCAAATAGTTTTCGTCAGCGCTTAAAGTAATTCCCGTACATTCCAACTGTTTTGCATTGCCAACTTGGGTATTCCAAGTAGCACTTGCACTAGCTTGCATAACACGAGTCCATTGAACAGTGAAAGAAGAATTAAGCTTCATTACAACACATTCTCTATTGGACATTAGACCAGTACGGTCCATTATCAGATAAATATTGCCGCTGGAATCTATAACAGCCCCAGTTGTCATTCCCGCAAATTCGGGAGGCTGCATATTGCCTTGGTTATTAGAGGCATATATCAATTTGTTTGATTGCACATTTCCGTCATATGGAGTCATTTTGGCAATGTAAGTTTCAGCAGCACCATAAAGCTGTTGAACTGAGTACATAACAAAAAACTGGTCATTGCCGCTGTATTGTCCAAGATAATAAACGGCACCAGGTCTACCATAAGAAGTGTAAGTAACGTTTTTTGCCCATGCCTGAGCGTACATTCTTTGGTAAGCGTTGCTAGAAGATTCGCTAGTAGCGTTACTCATAAAAACACTTGGTCTACCTTGTGCTCCTTGGACAAAACCGTACATGCGGCCCGAACCGCCTTGGCAAACCCAATGAGTTCCATCAGTACCCCAGTCACCACCATACGTTCTGGCGTAACCAGTACACGCTATAGAGTCGCTACTTGTATCGTAGGTTCCAAACACCCAACCCGTGTAACCCAGCGGCTTGCCAGCCAAACACCAATAAATCATGTTGTTTGCAGTATCTTCGTTATAAACATGAATGGTTCTAAATTGGTCTGATGCCCACGAACTTCCATTTAGGTTGTAACACTCATGATCTTCTATTGTGGGCGTGCCAGCAGTATTTATATCTGAAAGTGGAGAAACAACAAGTCCAGGCATAATCCTGTTGTTGCTACTAGGAGTGTATTTCATGGAACCACCCATAAGCATTATGTCGCTGCCATTGGTGGTCATGGCATATTGCCGCCATTCCCCATTTGTAACGCTGTATTGACCTATTCGTGCCGCATTTTCAGCAACGGTACCGTCCTCTTTAAGCTCATAAAACATGTACTGATCGTTGCCCGTATAAGTACCCCTCATAGGTATAGAGCCATTTGACATTAATGGAGCATTTGTTTGTTTTTCCCACGGTCTAGCTGGACAAGGATATTTAGCCCCATCAGAGATACTTGTCTGACTATTAAAACTGTAAATACCGAACCAAGTGTTAGCGCCACCCCCACCACCAAACAAACCACTGTTTACCCAAGTGGACACACGAGTGCTCGGCCACCCTTTGGGGGTTTCCGAGCGGCCATGCCAATTAGACACAGCCGATGATGGATTAGTTCTGTCCTGTCGGAACGACATTTACGCCTCCGATTAGGCAGTTATGCGGTTTACGTAACCGTTTATGTTAATAACATCTGCTGACGCAGCGAAGGCTTTAACTACCAAGCTGTTTTGCAAAAGAAGCCCAGGAATAATAAGTGTCATTCCTGAATCAGCAGCAAGTTCCAATTCGATGTAATCGTCTTGGTTTGTTGTACCACCAAACTCAACAGTAAGAACTACGGCAGCAGCAGAAGTGTTAGTCGCATACAGCCAGATCTCATCCAAATTAGATGTACCCGAAGTCGCTGTATGAACGGTTACCGCAGCACCCGTATTTGCTCCTGTTACAGAAATGTTCTTTCCGTTTGTGCTTCCCGAAAGAAGATGTTTTGAATATGTCGCCATATCTGTCCCTTAGCTAAAGACCTGATTAGAAATAATGTTATCCGATGTACCGTTTACAGACGTGGGTATATCACTAGTAAGAGCAACTGTCCCAGTCGCATTAGGCAAAGTAAGCGTCCTGTCAGCNGTNGGNTCAGTNACNGNAANNGTNATTTCGTANCCATTACCAGTAGTNGCACCCGTNANNAGCATTGGGCTNGCACCCTGATACGTNTTNGCTGCNTCAAANGTNTTNGTTGCATCAAACGTAACAGAACCAGTAAAAGTACCACCAGCAAGCGGCATCTTTGTTGCATCTGCTGCCGCAGCAGCCCACTTAACACCTGTTGCTTCACCAGAATCGGCAGTCAACACATAAGTATTTGTGCCAACAGCTAACCGAGACACAGCGTCAGCGCTGGTCGCAACAATAAGATCGCCTTTTGCATCAACAATGTCTTTTTGTACAACACCAGGAGTGGTGTTTACAAAAGTTTCAATGTCCGTAAAGTTTTGATTCATGTCGGCAGCAACAATCGTTGTGCCTGCATTGAAATCGTTTAGAGGTCCAAGAGTTGCCATTTAACGCAGTCTCCTTGGCGTATATGTGAACGCCAGCGCATTGATTTCCCAGTGGAAATTATTAGTAGGTCCGCTGACTTTCATACTTACACTCCGTCCTGTCCCAAGTGTAGGCAAGTTTTTGACATCAGCGGTGAGATCACGACCAATAGCATCCCATTTAGCAAGATAAGCAGAATCAGTACCCGCATCATCCCACTTAGCTGTATCCCAACGAGAAGCAGACGTTTTACCTTCAACGCTCACACTAAAACTAGACGTTTGCGTAGATTTGTCGTAATCCTTAAAAATGTTTATAGGCAACGTAATTGTCTCTTCAGCAGAAACAACAGCCCTTGGACGACCCCAACGTTTCTTAACCAATAGGGTCTTTTCCTGTTACCCAACGAGTAACGAAGTATGAATCAATATGTGTTTCTGTGCTTGACGTGTAACGATCAGCGTCACGTTTTTGTTCATCTTCAACATCAACCACAGAACCTGTATTTGCTACACATCCAGCAAACACTGTAGGCGTACTATTTGGTGGCCGATACGAAAACAATGGGCCAGCATCAATGTCGGTAGCTACCCATGCACCACCCTGACCCAACGAAGGATCATAAATATAGGTGCGGCGAGCAGTTGCAGCATCAGCGCTGTAATCAAGAGAAACGTAAAGCTTGTTGTTACCCCACGCTATTTGTGGAGTAGAACCAAAAGTAATTTGCTGGTTATCTATAGCTGGCTGCAATTTGCTAAACAGCCACGTAAAACTTTGACCGTCGTAAACGTATATGCCTTCTTGTGCGTGCCAAAAAAATGTTCCAACTGGAGTATTCACAGGCGACGACAGTTCTACTGCCCCAACGTCGTTACTTAACGTA